AACAACTGTACTGATAATCACCCAGGCGAGAAGCATAATGCCTGAGACGATTAGCCATGTTGTAAAGTTCTTCCACATGGTGCGGAACCTCCTTTTGGTAGACTGGTGTAACTAGCCAGCCGTCAAAGTAATGGAAGCCACAGCTCTCTCGGTAGAGAGAGTCGAAATGGGTTTTCTTAAGGTTCGTAGTGAAACCGAAGTTCTCAAGCGCCCAGATTGTGGCACGCGCATAGTCTACGGGAACAATGATGTCATCCCCGTACACGACTGCGTAGCTCCGATCAGTATCAATGAGCTGGACAGCACTCGCTATAGCCCAAAACAACAGGGTCTCTAGCTCAAACGTGTATCCATTGCCCATGCTGCTCCATTTCTCATAACGCGTCCATTTAGATCCAAGTTTGTAACGTTTGGACCGTAACACGTCAAGCCAATCGACCCATTCATCGGGTAACAACAAATGGACGACTGAAATAGAAATGGTGTCGCTAGCTGCTTTCAGATCTATGGTAGCATTTCGCAAGGTTCCCGCGGCGCGTTGGTTAGCGCTTTGGTCATCAAGGTCTATGTTGGCATATTTCTTCAAACGCTTTCGGATCCATTTACCTACGCACTTTTGTAGATAGATGTTTGCCGTCGGCTCAATCGCAATTGTGCGATCAGTCTTAGCGTTTTTTGGGACTGTCGTGATGCGGTTACCAGGGACAACATCAAATTCTCGGTCCAATAAAGTGCACGGACCAGATGCTGGTATTCCCCTAGCTTGACACCAATGTATATCCGCTCCTATTAGCCTTGCGGCAAAGGGAAGAGCAGATGCAGTAACACTGATCCTTGATTCAAGGATCTTTTTATCCCAGCCAACATCTCCAGTGATGGAAAATGTTGAACCGGGGCCCCAACCACCGACCACTTTTGAGTCTGCGAGCAGGCCTAGGACCTTCGAAATTTGTCGTCTGGCGATCGAAATGATCGCCTCAAGACGCGGACTAGCCGGGTTCGAAAGTATGTCAGCCAAAGACTCGTTAGTCTTTCTCAATTGTAGTTCAGAAGTTTTAAAGTTCTGAATGGCTTGTTCTTTAGTATCGAAGGGTAGTTTTAAGCCTTTATACTTGCTCACGAACTCGGTGACACCGAGATCGTAGGCGAAATACATAGGACCAGCCTCCAAGCGGCAGAACTTGCCAAG